CAGCCTGTGACTCTGAGCTGGTTAAGCGGGTCACTCTTGTCGGCGCCTGTTAAGTAACTAAATTTAGCATTGTCCAAAACAACCTGACCGTAGGCTCCGCGACCGAATATGAATGTCGGGAAGATGGTCAATCCGATTGCCGGAGCCGAAGGTGGAACCTGTGCAACACCGAGACCCGTAATGATGACGGTCTGACCTGCTGCCAACTGTGTAGCCTGCCCGACGAGGGGGCCGGTGGTTGGTCCCGATACCGAAGCGCCGAGGTTGGCAGGGCTTGCGGTCAAACCGACGTACACGTTGAAGGTGTAGCCGACCAGAGCAGGCAGGACTACCGACAACGAACCCGTAGGCCCGGTAACAGCAACGCCGGTTGAGACCTGGTAAACGCGGTTCTCGTACTGGTTCTGCGCGTCCGAAGCCGTGACCGTGACGAAGTAGGTATTGCTGGCAAGCAGACCTGCCGTGCCTGCGGTTGGTACGATCGCGGCAACGCCGGTAAACGATGGCACCATGTTGGACTTGCAGAAGCGAATACCGGCCCACTCGCCGACTTCGTAATTGTACAGACGGTTGATGTCTGAGTACGACCATGCAGTGATAACCGTGGACTGCTGGCGGAAGTCGCCAACGACCAGAGGGTGAACGATAGCCGCATAGTGAGGCATCGCACGAGGGTCACTCGAAGCGCGGCTTCCGCCGCCGTCAACGTCCTGCTTGGCATCAAGCATTTCGTCGCCCATGTAGCGCGGCGCGCCAATAGTTTCGAGAGCAGCGTTGGTGCGGATGACGGTAGTAGGATCGAGCACGTCACCTGCGACGAGTGCTGCGCGACTGCCGCGCGTATTGGGGTAGTTGACCTGCGTGCCCGCCATCAGCGTGTTGAAGGTGTTACGCTCTAGGGTCTCTGCCAACTGAAGCGAAACCAGCTCGGTTGCTTTCTTGAACAGCGGATGCTTGATCGTCAGTTCGGCCACGTCAGTGATAGTAACGCGGTCGCCCCACTGTTGAGCCACAGCCGAGACACTGGCGATCGTCATCGACTGACCGATAGGCGCAACGCCTTCAGACAAGGGGGCGAAGGGAAGTGCCACGCGGTTGTAGCGAAATGCGGTGTAGGTTGTGCCACGTCCCTGCGGGAGCGTCAGCGGGTCACCGAACTGATACGCGACCAACTGGCGACGGGCCAGTGGAAGGGTCTCGTCGGCGATAAAGTTCTCGATGTCAGACGAGAATTGCGAAGCAGTGTTTGTACCGGCCATAATATCAACTCCCCGTTAAAGACGAGGAGTTGTACGCCCCGTCAGATAGACATATCCTTGATTCGCTGGAACCTGGCTTCCTTGCTGTCGTTCCTTGGCGCTTCCGCCCGAACATCGCTGCGAGCGCCGGTAGGCTTACCGGACGCTCGGTCGATTCTTGCTGCACCGGCTTTACCAGCACGAGTTTTGGCCGCTGCGCCGCGTGCGATCGCGCGCTGACCAAGAAGGTAGGCTGCAACAGTTTCACGAGGGGCGGTGGTGTTGTTTGCGCGCATGGTGAGGAGCGCGGCTTCAACTTCGTCAGCCACAGAGGCCAGCGCAGCACTTCGAGAAGCCTTCGAAGTGAAGTCCGTTCGATCGGCGCTGTCCGCCATCCTGAACTCAATGCCTGCAAGTTTCGCTTCCGTTGCTGCTAGAGCTTTGCGGCTGCTGTACTCCAGCCGCTCGTAAGGGTCCATGTTTGCGAGCGCCTGCCGCTCGCGTTCCGATTCTACTTCCGAGTTCTGACCGTTCCGAAGATCGTTCAGCTCCCGCCTGGTTTGCGCCGCGTCTTCGCGTGCGGCCTTTGCGTCTGCAAGTGCGCTCTCTACGCGGCGTTGTGACCGCGTTAGGGTCCGCTCTACTTGCGGTTCACGTTGCTCTTCTCCGGACGTATCGGCAGAATCGAGATCGTGTCCACCTTCGCCATCGGAATCGTCGGCATCGTCGAGGTTGGCATCGTCAAGGTCATTGCCTTGGTCGAGGTCATCTTCTTCATTGCCTGCAACTCCAGTGTCGAGATCGTCTTCGATCTCCCGATCGTTCGGGTCCATGCTACGCTCCTAAGCCTATTAGCGAGTGGCTTGTCTCGTGAACTGGTTAGCGCGCCAGCTATCGCGAGTGTTGAAAATACGCGAGACTATCACCTAATGTCAATTGGCTATTTACGAGGCGCCACGACCGCGCCTGCGCGCGCCATCTGGTCCATCGGGACCGCGCCACTAGGCTGCTTCATGTTACTCGGCATCCCCGGCTGTGCGCCGCTCTGTGGTGGTCGCCCGCCGCCAGCGTTGCCACCCGGTTGCTGCGGAGGTCCGCCGCCCGGAGCCTGTTGCTGCTGCGCTTGAGCCTTGGCCATCATCTGTTGCTGGTGCTTGCCCAAGTGCTTGCGGATGGTACCGTGCAAGTCACCCTGCGCCATAACCTGCATGTGCGCCTGCATGTGCTCCATGTCGTTATCGCCGGGATGAACTTCGACCTCGAAGCCGTGGACCAGCATTTCGTTTTCGGTATTGGGGTCCACGCTGAGTTCGGCGATCTCGACAAAGACCTGAGGCGCAAGGCGTGGACCAAACAGTCCTTCGGCCATCTGCATAATCATTGGAGCAAGGGCGAGCTTGTACCCTGCGTACATCTCGGGCGGTATGCCTTTGATGACGTTGATGCCTGCGATCTGCTGCTGCATCTGCGCGGCATTGCGTGCCGCTTCTACCCCGAACCACTTGAACTCGAAACGCTTGCCCGACTGTTGAGGCTCAACGTCTTGCATCGCGGTCTTGTTACCGAGCGCACCGAACGATTTTACCATGATGTTTTCGTTACGGAACTGGTGGTCGTAGTCGGCAAAGCGCTGAAGTATGGGCGTTAGGATCTGCTCTTCGATAACCGTCACAGCGTCAGCGGTCGTCAGCAAGTCCACCTGTTGCTCATTGGCGATCTCAGCCTGGTTGGTCTTCTGCTTGCCCTTGGCCGCAGGGATCATCGACGGGTTGACGCCGAGCGTCTGAAACATCTGTTGCTTCAGTTCAGACGCGCGCTCGAAGGCGCTGCGCCATAGCTCGGGGAACTGTGCGAACTGCGTGTCATTGGGCGACGTTTCCCACACCGCCGCCAAGCCAAGCACCATGTTGTTGATGCGCGGGTTCTTCTCGGGGTCCGTCATAATGATCGGCATGGCAGAGAAGTGTGCGGTGTCTGCGCCTTCGTTGATCGTGTCGTTGGCGAGGATCTGGAGATCGAGAACGTCGGCCACGGGCGAGCGCCCCTTGAACAGTCCTGCAACCTTCTCAACGGCGCCGCTGATGATAGGAACACGGTCGCACCAGTACGGGCAGAGCTTGCAGCCGAGGATTAGCTTGTCGCCGCCGTAGTAGACACGGCACAACCGCATCCGCCCGTCTACCTTGAGCTTGACCCACGTCTCGTAACCAAGCGCAAACTTGCCTTTGCTTTTTATGCCTGCCGCTTCAGCGTGTTTCTTTCCTGTGTCGGGTGCGTCCTTGCCCCCGCCGCCCGCTTGACGGTTCATCTCGTTGAGCATGTTTTCGGCTTCGGACTCGACGAACTCGCCTTCCGAAATCATTTGCTTGACCATGGCCTTCGACCAGCGGCGCATGATCGTCACCGACCCTCCAACCTCTACGGCATCCTCGATCGTGTCGGCTGTGATTGGAAGGACAAGGAAATCGCTGTCGCCCAAGACTTCGACCCACGGACCTGCGTCGATGATCTCTTCTTCTTCAAAGTCAGCGGTCGAACCGACCTCGGGATATTCAAGGCCGTCGATCTCAACGTCCTTTTGCACCTTGCGCCCGGCAAACCTGCGAAATTGTTTCCAGCCGACGTAGACCGAGTATTGACCTTCAACGTCACCGTTAACCATGAGAGGACGCACCACGCGGGTGCGCATGTGGTTCCACCGGCAGTAGTGCTCGATGAGTGCCATCGTCGCATGGGGTACGTCACCGTTCTCGGTAACGACTTCGACGAATCTCGAATTGAGCGGAAATAATTGTCCGGTGAAGCGTGTCTGTCTTGCGCCTACCGCGTCCTTGACGAAGGGAAGATAGATGCGCGAGTTGCCGGTGTAGAACTGCCGGTCAGTAAGAGTCAAATTAAAAGAATCCCAGTAGTCAAGCGTGTTGTCAGCGCGCTCGCGCTGGTCCATGAAGCCCTTCTCCACGTCGGAATAAAGCTCGATCAGCTTCTTCTTGATCGCCGTGTTGGTGGACAGTTCCTTGTCGCGCTTGACCTCGGCCACGGCTGTTCCCTATCTTCGCATGGCAACGTACTTTTGCCCGGACGGCGTGTAATCGTAATTCACATCGTCCTCGTCGTCTACCAGTGAACCAGCCTTAAGGATAGCCGCCCAGCTTTCAAGGCCCTCCATGAGAACGCGATACGGTCCTTCGTCAGCAGAATTGGATATCATACCCTGTTTGTTGATCGACCGGCAGTAGCCTCCAGAACAAGCATTTAAGGTCCACCGAGCGTCTTCACCGACCTGTATGGCAGGGAAGCTCCTGATCTCTCTCTGGAAGGCGCTACGCAGGATTGAGCGGCCATCCTCGATGTTACCGCAACGTGTAAGCTCGGCAGGCAAGCGGGTAAGCGCCTGCCTGAGCCCTACGTTGTTCCACTGATCGAAATGGATGGGCCCCCCTGACAAGCGTATCTTGTTACCTCCGATCAACCGCGCCATCGCCACGATCTCAGGAGCGTTTATCGCAACGTCTCCTTCGAGAACGTAGTCAGCGAATATTTTTATTCCTTTGTCGTTGTACTGCACCAGCATCCCCGTGGTGCAATTAGAAGTCGCATTAAGCACTAACCACATCGGGACTTGCGGAGACATGCCAAGGTTCTCGGCTACGTGGCGCCCGTTGAAGTCGTCGTAGATCGCAGCACCGGGGCGCATTTTCAGCGCGTAGGCAAGCGCGTTGGGGGCGTCGATGTTGCCGGTTGGAAACCCCTGAAACTGTTCGACCAAATCGGGTAAGGGCTTGGCAAAGGTTACCTCGCGCGCCTTGAAGAACGGTTGGAGACCACGGATGAAGTCGAACTTGCCCTTGGGCGCTCGCATGGCCTTGAAGGGGATTGTGACGCCCCTGCGCACCTGCTCCTGTCTTATCGGCTGCAGCAGGAACTCATTGAGACCGTCTTCCTCGACCCCGACAAAGGTAGGGCGCATGGTATCGTCTAGCGCAAAGTCGAATATGGATTTGACGATCTCGTCGGGCATAATCATTTTTGCCCATGCGTCCCACACAACGAGACGTGCGCCAATCCACGACCACGAAGCAAAGCCTGTCGTCGCAGACTTGATGTTGGTCGTGCGTGCCGGATCGAACATGCCGTACACCGCCTGCCACGTTCGTACCTGGGGTTCGATCCTGAACATGTCGGATGTGAACTCGCGGTCTCCTGCCGTCGTCACAGAGACCATGTACTCGGCGTTGAAGTTGCGAAGGAGACCAGCGCGTTTAAACTCTTCGCGGCGCTTCTCGATCCATTTCAAAGGGTAACGCTCGGGCCATGACGCTTCCTTCTCCCCCTTGTCGTTGATGAACTCGATCGGGTAGGTGTGGACAGTCCACTCAGGATCTCCCGCCAGCCGTACCGCCAGGGCATCGGGATCGAGAGGGGTCGCGGCCATGCGTATCATTGGCTTGTCGTTGCCAGCGGGCAGAAGCTCGGAATAGAACCAGCGCCTTGTCCGTGCGCGGATGTCCTTGTTCTCGACGCTCTTTAGGTCTTCGAGGTCGTCGCAGAAAATAAAGTCCGGGCGCATGTCGTTATGTTTGACACCTCGGATGGCTTGGCCTCTTCCCATAGCCATGACGCGCACCCCGTTGGACAGTATAATCTCTGCCTCTGAATTGACGGGTCCGCGTAGGTCCCCGAATACTTCAAGCACAAGTCCATTGTTGTCGATCTCGTTTCTGATCGCAGCAAGACGCTCGATCGCTCGTCCTTCAGTTTCCCCGACAATGATACAGTTCTTAAAATCTCGAAAGCCAGCCATAATCAAAATGGCTTCTTCAGCCAGCGTACTCTTGGCTGACCCTCGGAACACGAGGTCGAGAACGCGGGGGTGCTCGGTATCGTGGAAGTCCCGGATCATCTTCTCATGGAACGCCGGGGTCTTGTTGGGGCGACGGTGCGCGAACAGGACACGGTGAGCCAGGGGACGATCGTAGTAGAATGCCTTGAGGAGCGTCGTGCGCTCGAACTCTTCGCTCTTGCTTAAACCGGTCACATTTGTTCAAAACTGAAGCGTGGTTTAATCGCACGGTGGAAGAACGACCCGGTGGACCCTGCGGCCTGTAGCCCCCGGTGGATAGCCGGGGGCACATTGGTATACTCGTAGGACGATCCGTTCTGAAACGTGATCGTCAGGGTCTGTGTCTCTGCGTCATAGTCGGACGACTCGATGTTGGATGACGACGAGTAGTCCGTATGCTCGGTCATCGCATCTTAGAACGATTGCGTTGATGCAAAGGCAGAACCGGGAACAGGGGTAGGCGTGGGCGTTGGGGTAGGCGTTGGGGTAGGCGTAGGCGTTGGGGCAGGCGTAGTGCCTGAACCATCGGTAGGAACACCCACGAGATCGGTCAGCGCGTTAACCTTGTCGGTCAGCGCATTAACCTGCTTGGTAAGATCAGTGGCATCAAAATCACCAATGTCAGGACCGCCAGTGCCGGGGGGCAGGGCGGCTACTTCAGCAGCGGTTTTCGTGGCGAGGGCAAGGGCGTCGTTGGCAACAGCAAACACGGACATGACAATTTCCTTAAAGAGTAGACGTTCGTTCATTTCACTTGAGCGGGGTGATACGCGAAGGTTTGTCCCTGGTAACGGTCGGCGTGTCAAGTTTGTCCTTGACCGTAATAACCGGAGTGTTCTCGTTCACTACGCTCATCGTGTCGAGTTTGTTGACGTTGTGAACCACGGGTTCGTTCACGTCGGCCACGACCTTTGCCGGAACAACCTCGGGGGTCAGCTCTCCGCGCAGCGCGTCGATCTGCTTATGGATAGCTTCCCACTCTGCGGGCGACGGGTCACGGCTCTGGCTCTGCATGATCTTCAACGACGCGATCGTCCCTTCGATCAACTGCATTACCTCGGCACCAGCCTTGATGACGCCAGGGAGAACATCGAAGACGGAGAGTGCAAGAGACAGGGCGGAACGGCTCATTGGTCAATCCTTTGAAAAGTCAATTACTGGGTCAAACCCCTGAAGTCGGCAATAGCCACCTGCGCCAGCGCGATCGCTGCGGCGACCTGCGCCTGCGTCCCGTTGGCTCGTGTGATCGCTTCCGCACCCAAAAGCGCATCGTGTGCCCGTGCATCGGCGACGACGAGTTGGTTGACCACGGAGGGCGAATGACAAATCGGCGTCACAGGCCCCGCACACAGCGGAAGGTGCTTGTACGCCACCGCTGCGGTCAATGCCGCTGCGTAGCTTCCCTCCAGCGCAAACACCGTCTGCCCCGGAGACGTGGGATGCGCACAACTCACAAGTGCCGCACCCACGATCACAGGTCCAAAGATTTTCATGCTGGTGCTCCATGTACCGGGGCGTAGGGAGGCGTGAAAATACTTACTTCCGATTTGTTCGGACTTACGGTTTCAACTTCCCGGGCCGGTGCAGCAACC